TGAAGTTTTTCTAAATAAGCAAAGGTTTAAACCTCTATATTCTAAGCGATCCTAACGTTACCTGGACGCTAATATAATGTATATTTAAATTGTTTTTTGAAATTTGTGAGCCTGGAATTAGTCAAATCGAAACAATACTTAGTTTACAACTTGATTTGGTTGTTTTGATGATTTCTGTATTCAGGGTTAGCCTCACACGAGGACATATTGTTTAATATGTTTCCGCCTCGTAAATTATAGGGAAAATCCAAGTTGTGCCATATCGGCAGTGAAGACATGAATCTAACAAATTCATGAGCCCACTTTAAATTTTTCTGTTAACTTTTCACAAAATTTTTCATTTACATCTCTTTGTTCCATTGATGAGGAAGTTGTTCAAATCCTTTCCTGTCCTTATTGCAATTCTATTTTTGATGCTAGAGATAGTGAGGATTTCCATGAGCATCTCGTATCATGCGCAAATCATTCTCTACAAACATCTCAATGCTCACCTCATACTCGATTTCGGTTTAATTTTGAGATTGATGAAGAGAGCACATTGAGTTCTATAGACGATTCTGATGAGGATGGATGGTGTCCCCCAGATCTAGACGAAGAAGATAGCGAGTTCTACCGAGTACCGTATGAACAATCGCGACCTCACCATTTACCTCACGAAGAATTATTGATTTCACAGGATGAGCAAGCAAGAATTATAACTGAATTTAATGCGTTGAGCTTAGCAAATCATATCTGTGCTCGTACACCAGAACAGCCAGATAAGGAGATTTATCCAGCTAATGCAGCACCGGAGTTTTTACGACACAATCAAGCTCTACGACAAGCAGTCCATTCAGAATTAATTCAAGCATGGGATTATGATACTCTTAATGAAGAAGATGAAAATTCATTTGCTTCTGTTGATAATATGGAGTTGAAACCGACTGACTTTACTTCTTTGCAATCAAGCACCTCTATGATCCCATCTCTGAATGATCTTGACAAAGAATGGGTATTGTCCTTATCGGAAGATGTAATTTTACTTATTAGTGGCATTTTGAATGCAAAAAATAGGGCAGGTCAAATCACTAGTATTTGTTCTTTTGCAAAATCCCGCAATTCCGGTTCAAGTTTAATCTTGTCAATTCAAACACATTTATTGGATAAATTTGAGAATCTCCTTGATTTTACAGATTTTGAAAATACGCAAAGTATTGAGACTCTAACACAATATTCTCGGGATTTTCTAACAAATTTTGAAATTTTTAGAGAATCCCCACTTTTTAAGAAGATTTACAAATTTTCTATGTATGCATTGAGTTTTTGTTTGTTTCAAAAAATAGGCGTAGATTTTGATTCTCTTCGATACACTGTTGTAGAACAAGCTGCTTTGCGACGAAAATTTAACAATTTTCCTTCCTTTGTTTTAACCTGTTTAGATCTAATTACTTTCTTGTGTGAGAAAGGCATTCAGATTTATAAAACGGGTGATATTAATTGTATTTTTCATTCAAGTTCTACCTATGAAAAGTTTTTCAATGACGCAAAATTGCTCGAGATGCAGAGTAAATACTTGAGCAATCCAGAGGCATTAGATTTCACTGAACATGATTTCTTTGATCGTCTAGATAGCACCATTGAAATTGGTACTAATATTTCTAAATATGCCAAAGATATTGGTCGAGCACAGCATGCAATGGTCAATCAAATATTATCATCGTTACAAATGATTCGTAGTGATTGCTTAACATTTGCCAAAGCTGCTGAAATGAGAAAAACACCATTAGGTATTTTGACTTTTGGCGACTCTGGTATTGGGAAGAGTTCCTTTTTAGAAATTCTTTATTGCTATTACGCGAAAATTGCTAATCTCCCAAATGAGGACAAATTTCGCTATACCAGGAATGGTGCTGCTAAATATTGGGATAATTTTAAAACGTATATGTGGTGTATTGTATTTGATGATGTTTCTTGTTATCATCCTGCTAAAGTTCAAGGCATTGATCCAACAATAGAAGAAATGATTCAAGTTATCAATCCCACTCCATTTGTTCCCGACCAAGCCGCCCTTGAAGCAAAGGGAAAGACACCAGTTCGCGCTGAATTGGTTTTAGGTTCTACAAATGTTAAATCATTGAACGCTAACATGTACTATGCTCATGCGCCAGCTGTGCAGAGGAGAATGCCATGGGTAGTTACATTAAAAGTTAAAAAAGAATATGCAATGGAGGATGGTCGATTGGATTCTTCTAAAGTTCCTTTTTCTGCAAATGGTTATCCTGATTTGTGGGATATTACTGTGGAAGAAGTCAAGACTCTTCCCGTTCAACGTGGCATTTCTAATAATGCACCTTATATTCCAGTTGTTTTTGAAGGAACAACACTTAAAGATGTGGGGATGGGTTATTTTTTGCAATGGTATCGAACTATTATTCTTAAACATTCACAAAATCAAGAAACTATGACTAAGGCTGTAGAAGAAATAAGAGAATCTAATTTGTGCGAATGCTGTTCCCTTCCCACTAATTTATGTTATAATTTACAATCTTCTACCATCATGGACACTATACAACAAGGTTCTTATCTTCTTTGCTGTTGGTTATTGATTTCATATTTAACTTTACATATAGGTTTTATTATATCTAAATTATGTACCTTTCATTTCTTTTGGAAACAATTAAATTATATATTGTCTAAGTTTAATGATATCAAATCTTGGTTTTCATACGATGCTCGGAATTGGAAACCTACTCGTGATAATTTTAAACGTTTGGGTCACACTATCCAAACCAAGATAGGACATCCTTATGTTTTTCTTGCTATTGGGATCTTTATAACTCTTTCAGCTACTATTTATAAACTCACCTCTCGAGTTATGAATATTCAAGGAAATAATTTTTCGAAACCCAAAAAACATGAAAAAGAAAGGGATAATGTTTGGTACAATTATGGGGAATTTACAAATTTTTCAATTCCGTCACATAGTAAATGTTCGACAGAGGAGAATGTTGTAAATCTGACTCTCAAAAATACATTTAAGATCTTCTCTCAGAAACCTGATGTTTCTGATGGAGAGCTTGAAGGTGTTGGAGGTCACATGTTGGGTTTAAGAGGACATACTTTTGTATCTAATAACCATACTATACCCCAAGGAGATTTTAAAATTCGTATTACACAAAAAGCTGCTTTTAATACCTCAGGTATTTCTTCTGATAGAAAGTTCTTGGTCACCCAAGATCAAATCACAAGGTACCCACAATATGATTTAGCCTTTTTGAATTTACCGCAATTACCCCCAGTTAAAGATATTTCTAAATATGTAGGATGTGAGACTCTTGATTCTCGTGCGCCCGCCAGTATCATAAATACTAAGCAGATACGTCAATTGAGCATGATTAGTAGGTGTTCTAGAAGCACTTTACCTTTAACTGATTATGATAATGCTCCTCTTTGGTATGGACATAGTGATATTCCGACATCAGAAGGTGATTGTGGCAGTCCTTATGTTCATTTCTCACCCTCGGGAGCTCAAATTGTTGGCTTGCATGTAGCTGGGCAACAAGGAGCTGTTGCTGCAGTTCCTCTTAGGAAAGATGTTATCATGCAACATATAGCTGCTGAGCTTGTTGAAGCAGGTACACCTAATATTCAATCAAAGTCAGTTCCTCGTGAGTTACGATCATTAGATGCTAAATCACCAATTAGATTTGTTGAAGAAAGTGGTTCCTTGGACGTATTTGGCAGTTTTGTTGGTTTCCGAAATCAACCTAAAACTATGGTTGATGTCTCTCCTATTGCTCATCTGCTTGAAGGTCACGGTTTTGAAATCACTCATACGAAACCAGTTATGAAGGGTTATACTCCAAAGCGCACTACTTTGTTGGAATTGATTCAACCACCTGAAAATTTTAGACATGATATTTTGGAGAAGGTTAAATATTCATTTCTTGAAGAGATTTTGGAAATGCTCCCTGAGGATCAAGTTGAGGAATTACAACCTTATGATGTTTTTACAGCCATAAATGGTGCTGAAGGTGTTGCCTATGTAGATTCCATAAATAGATCCACTAGTGCGGGTAATCCTTGGAAGTGCTCAAAAAAGAATTTCTTGGAGAAACTTCCTCCTCAGCATGGTTTATCAGACCCTGTTAAGTTTAATGAGGAAATTTCTGATCGTATAGATGAATTTATTGAAATTTATACACTTGGTAAAAGAAATATGCCTAATTTTTGTGCACATTTGAAAGATGAACCTGTTTCTTTTAAAAAAGCTGCTATAGGTAAAACTCGTGTTTTTGCAGGAGCTCCTGTCGATTTTTCAATTGTAACGCGACAATACTATTTACCTCTTGTGCGATTATTGCAAAATAATCGATTTGCCTTTGAGTCTGGTCCTGGTACTATTAGTCAATCATCTGAATGGGGCGATATCTACCGATATCTTACCAAATTTGGCGATGATAAAATGATTGCTGGTGATTTTAAGATGTTTGATAAGAAAATGCCCTCCAATCTTATGTTGAATGCCTTTTGGATTCTGACTCAGATCGCCAAACGTGGCAAGTATACAGATGATGATGAGAGAGTAATGACTGGAATCGCTGAAGATACTTCTTTTGCTCTCGTTGATTTCTTTGGGGATTTAATTCAAACTCACAGTTTCAATCCCTCAGGTCATCCTCTCACTGTTATAATTAATGGTTTGGTTAATGCAATGTATATGCGTTATGCGTATTATTTAAATAATCCAGACCAAGAGTGTGATACTTTTAAACAAAATGTCGCACTTATGACTTATGGTGATGATAATATTATGGGAGTATCTCCTCATACTCCTTGGTTTAATCACACTTCTATTGCCAAATGTCTATCAGAAGCTGGCATTACATACACTATGGCTGATAAGGAAGCTGAAAGTGTTCCTTATATTCACATAGATGATTGTAATTTTCTGAAAAGATCTTGGCGTTTCGAACCTGCTCTTGGAGATTATGCTGCTCCTTTAGAGTTGGAGTCCATCCAGAAGAGTTTGATGGTTTGGACTTATTCTAAAACTGTCACACCAGCGGAGCAGGGTGTGGCTGTTATTTCTAGTGCTCTACGTGAATATTTTTTCCATGGTAAAGAAACATTCGATCGTATGACAAGATTACTGAATCAAATCGTTGATGAGATTGGTTGGCGTGAATATGTCACCGATGCGACTTTTCCGTCCTGGAATGAATTAGTGCGTAATTGGCACGACGCCTCTGACAAGGTGAGGGCTTAAATGTCCCTATGGGCTGTTGAAGGATGTCCAATTGTAAACCAAATCTTCACGTTATGTATAGTTTTACCTGTAAATACCAATATTCCTA